TGGCCGCATCGCGCGCGGCGTACATGTCACGTACGGAGGTATTGGCGAACTTAGCCGTACCAATCAACGCGGCAAGGTTAGAGTTATTTGTTTGCAGCGCGACCTGCTGTGGCGTCATGCCCGACTCCAGCATGTCAATCGCCGCTTGCATCCGCATCGGATCGTTGTCAAATGCGTCTAAATAGGCGCGGGCGCGGATACGCTCGCCACCACGCGGCAACACGGGTTCAACAATGTTGTATCCCGTACCGCCCAATTTTTTAGCTGCGACGTTTAAGCCGCCAGGTGCCATCGCGCCAAGGAGAGTAGCGCCTGTCTGAATCAGAGGGCTTTCGGCGCCAAAAACTTGCGACGTTTCCAAACCCGCTGCACCGCCAAGCGCCGCTACGGTCTGCTGTCCTGGCGCACGGGCTAATTCTTCGGTAACTGCCCGAGGGCTAACAGGATATTTGTGTACAGGCAAATCCGTGCGCAATTCAGTACGCCCTACAGGAGCGCGCTCTGCAAGCGTGCCAGCCGCCCGCGCCGTAGCTTGCGCGGGAACGGCAAACTCGGCGGCCGTGCGCAGCACGTCTGTAACCTCTCCTGTGGGCGCGCCCATGATGCCTTCGGGGTACAAGTCGCGGATTACCTGCGACGGCGTGCGCACGGGGTCAAGCCCCACCACGCCTCGCCCGACGTTGTACATTGACGCAGCGATGTCGCCAGTAGTAAGGGCCGCAACACCAAACGCCGCGCCGGGCACTGCACCTACGCCAGCAAACGGCGCGCCTAACGCCGCGCCAGCGGCGGCGGCGGTAGCGTATGGTCCAACTGTAGGGTTAACTACTTCGCGGGCAAAGTCTACAACGCCGCCTGCAACGCGCTCAGGATAGGACAACGGCGCTTGCGATTCTGTCACCCACTCGCTACCTACCAGATAGGCTTTAGCGCCTTTTGGTCCTGTAGCAGTTTGAGTGTAGGGCTTCCATTCGTCTCCAACCAGTACGACCTTTTCGCCCGTTTTGGGATTAGTTGCCGTTTGATAAGGCATGATTAACGCCCCGGTCGGTCAGGAACAAAACCAGCAGGCACCGGTGGCGCAGCCTTACCCGGCGTCGCGTATTTCTTAAGGGCAGGCCGGTCAAAGATTGATCGTCCGCCTTCGGCATCAAGCCACGCTTCCTCGGCGCCGTCAAACGAGCCCGTCTCACGCCGCCACCGGGAGTAGAAACGCTGCTGCTCGTTGTCACGGTTAATCTGTTCGCGGGCCACATCCAGCATAAATTGGTTAGCTTTAGGCGTTTTACCCAAGTCAATAAAAGTTTGCTCAATACGATCAGCGTCAGACGCGGTTTGCGTACCTTTTTGTTCAATCTGCCGACGCAACACGTTTTCTTTACCGGCGGCCAAAAACAATTCGGCGTTAGCGGCTTTAGCTTCGGCTTCGGGTTCGCCAAGCGCCGCGAGGACTCGCGCGCCTTGACGGATGGCATCGGCACCGAAGCCGGTGCGCAATCCTTCATTCAGCGCACGCTGGGCTTGGTCAAGGGTTGGCAAGAAGCGGCGGCCCGATTCAGCGCGCTCGCGGATGGTGTTAAATTCCGCCACCAAGCCTTCGCCAAACTTACCCGCTTCAGCACGTTCTTGAACACTAGTGGTAGTAACCACAGTACGGGGGGCGCCAACCGCGCGCTCGGCCAAATCCTGCGCAAACACTTCGGCCGAACGCGGCACGAACAGTTTGGCGCGTTCGGCCGGCGGAATCTGCGACAGGAACTGTCCGCGCAACTGCTGTTGCAATGTTGCAGGATCAGCCGACAACGTGCGGTCGGCATAGTCGCGGAACTGCGGCGCAAGGCTGCCCTGCGCAATCCTAAAGTCTACTTGATCAATTACCTGCGCCTTGGTGGGCAGCGCGTCGCCATACGCGAAGTCGGCAAGCATTTTCTGAAACCGGCCATAATTTTCGTCGGCCATTTCCGATGTAATCTTATTGGCTTCAAGCCCGGTCTTTGCTGTCGTAGCGCGCTTGCTCGCAAGGTCCGCCATAAATGCGGCGAGCTCGGCGCCAGGCTTGCCAAAGCGCAAAAGCTGGTTCTGCGCTTCAGGCGTGCTCAGATCGGCGGAAGACAGGTAGTTGCGGAACTCCAACTCCCGCTGCGCGGCCGCCAGTTCCTGCTGCTCCTTAAGGCGCTGGGCGCGGACGCCACGACCGGCCTCAAGCCCCTGCACATACGAGCCGAGGATGTTGACCGGCTCCAACTGGGTTGCACCGATGACTGCCATAATTACGCATCCCCCAGCGTACGTGAACCCGTCCAGTTAAGCGCCATCAAGCTGTTGCCGCCGCCTGGCGGTCTATCAAAATACCCGCCCCTAGACAGGCCGTAGCCCATGGCCGCTTGGCCAAGTGCGTTAGAGAGCGCGTTAGCTTGGCCGAGATAGCCAGACGCGCGAGCCTGACCACCCTGCATGAGCAGGTTGCCGACATTGGTGCCCATCTGGCCCGCCTGCCCTGCCACCTGCTGCGTAGCCGCTTGGCCCGCGCCGTAGAGGCTGCCGAGGACGCCGAGGCGGTTGCCGAGCAACGCTTGGGCGCGGTTAAAGGCGTTCATGTACTCCTGCGAACCCATCTCCTGACCGTAGCGCGCACCGGCGCGGATTGCTCCGCCGCCAAGGTACTGACCGCGCGCGGCCTGCATGCGCTCTAGCGCCTTCTCACCTTCCGCCAGACGGAACGCGTAGCCGGGGTCCATCTGCATGTCGGCGGCGCTAAACGGCCGGCCCAGCGAGCCGTACCCGGCCGAATCGGCGTCGCCGCCAAGGCCCAGCAGCCGCAGCATTTCGTTCTGCGACGTAATGCCGGCTTGCCGGAACGGCTCCTGTAGCTCAACCTGCCGCTCAAACGTTTCGCGCTGGAGTTGGGCAGCCTGATCGGCGGCCTGCTGCTGCGCTCTGGCGGCCTTGCTAGCCCCCCGCGACGAGGCGGCGGCACCGATTGCGGCGCTGCCGATAATTGCTGCTGCGGTTCCAATGGCCATTACGCCACCTCTCTTATAAACGTACGTTCCATAGGACGAAACCCTTTCCGCGTATACAGATTAGCCATCTTGCCTACGCGGTCATCTTCAAGGGCAATCATAAAAAGTGCGACTGCGCCTTTTGCGGATGCCCACGATTCAATCGTTTTGTACATGGCTTGACCAGCTCCTTTGCCCCGCGATTCGGGGGTCAGCCACCACCACAACTCCTGCACTACCATACTGGTCGGGCTGAAGTACATAGGGTAGAACAATGCACCGGCAATGCCAATAATCTTGCTATCGTCTTCAGCCAACCAGACGCCAACCGACGGATCGTGGATGGCGCGTAAGTAAAAGTCTGAATACCCATCCGCGTCAAACGGGATGACGCCGTGCATCGGGGACGCCGCATGGAACGCCTGCGCAAGCGGCAGGTAACGCGGCAAGTCCTCGGCGATGGCGTTGCGGACAATCACGAAATCTCTCGGCCCGAGGCGCGGATGTTGATGGCCGTGGCCGCTGACGCAATCGTTGAAATCGACCCGCCAGGCGCAAGCACGTGGCCGACGATTTCGGGAAACGTGTACGTCTCCGAGGGCAGCAGGGTTTTGCTTTTAATGATTAGGTTCTGGTTGCCGGCGTTATCAAACTGCGTCACAAGGTTGACCGAAATGGTCCGAGCCGACGTGTCGTAGTTAGTCGCCGTAAACTTGTCGATGATGACCGACACGCCAGAGGCGTTGTACTGCGTCGTCTGGCTGGACTCGGCAATCTTGGCCGGGATTAAAACTCGTACGTTAACTGCCATGTGTCACCTTAGAACGTAAAGACCATACGAACACGGCCATTCCCACCGTTTTCGCCTTCGGCAAGACCGCCGTTGCCGCCATATCCGGCTGTCAAACTGTTATCGCCAACTATGCCTGTTGCCCCGGCGTTAGTGAACAGAGCTCCGCCGTTGCCGGGCGTATTAGTGGTATTGCCACCTGACGCCGATCCACCAGCGCCTTGGGTATACGACGGCGTGGAAGTGCCTTGCAGACCACCATTTGCCGTCATGGTCGTAATTGTGTAGGTGCCACTGTAGACGTTTGAGAACGTCCCCGCCGTAGCCGGGCCACCGCTGCCCCCAGCGCCTCCGGTGCCAACGGTGAAATTGATTGTTTTTAGGGGGTCGCCAACGCCAAGGACAAGCACCGTTTTGGAATACCCGCCGCCACCGCCACCGCCACCTTCGTAAACATCCGGCTCTCCAGGCGCGATGAAATACGTGCCGCCGCTACCACCACCGCCGCCCGCGCCCCAAACTTCAATCGTCGCGCCTGTTGCGCCAGCCGGAATCGTCACCGATCCAGAGCCGGGTTCGCTCGCATCATAGACGCCCGCGCCAGCGCCACCGGCACTGCCGTTAAAGAACGCTGCGAGGGTTGCGCCGCCCATCAGGTCAATCCTGCTCCGCTGATAAGCCAAGACGTACCGGCAATCTTAATACAAGTTGCTACGCCATTACGGGCAAGCGTTCGGGTGCCGGTCGTCGTGCTGTTAGCCAACGTCAACGTGTCTGAGGTAATCGCAATCGAAAGGTTAGTCGCGTTGACATTAATAAAAATTATGACCGTGCCGACCGGGAACGGAACTGACGAGTTAGCCGGGATTGTGAGCGTAACGCTGGTGCCGTTCATCAAAATTGACTTACCAGCATCCGATGCAATCAGCGTATAGCCCGTCGTTTTGCTGTTCTGCGGCGCATCTCGATAGCCTGCCTCATAGTTTGTGTTAGACGGCGCGTTATCGGGAATGAGAACCGTGCCCGTAAACGTCGGGCTGGCAATCGGCGCAAACTTGGCGTCCGAGGCCGTTTTGGTGTAGGCGTCCGTGATGCCGTAACCCGACAGCGTGTCGGGCGTACCGGCGATGTCCGCCCACTCAATGCCCTGCACGCTGAAGTCGTTAACACCCGACACGTCGTCGTACGTGCCAATCGTGACGTTCGCCGAGGTCTGAAGAACGAACTTGTATGACGCACCCTGCGTCAGCCAGACCGCATTAGCGGTCCTACCGGCGGCGTTAAGGACGATGGGGTTGGTATTAGGGGCAGCTCCAGAAGACGACGTATAGGTCGCCTGCGGGGTCGTGGTGCCCGCTGCATACGTGTAGAGCTTGCCGCCCGACAGGATATTGCCGTTGTTGTCGAAAAACTGTGCCCCGACACCGGCAAAAGGAGAAAGAAATACGCTCATACGTACACCTGCATAACGGTCAATATGATGGATGGAATCGCCGGCACGGGGGCAGCCGCCGCAAACGTCTGAAGCTGCACGTCAAGGCTGTCCACCGAAAAATATAACTGAAAATAGTCGCCGTTGGATAGCGGCAAGAAAAAGTTTGCAGCCGAGAAGATTTCGGCGTTGTTGCCCTGAATCTGAATCAACGACCCAGAATTGGCGACCGCCGTGCCGTTGATGGCGGGCCAAATGTAAAACCTGCCGCTACCGCCTGAAGTCTTGTCCACCTGAATAGAGAACTGCACGTTGTAGACGGCAGGCCGCGCAACTTTGATTTTGCTGCTATCCGCCGGATCACGGTAGACGCCATACGCCGTGTCGGCGTTGTTGTAAGTAATGGCTTTAGCCGTATTGATAACGGTCGCCGCTTGAGTCTGGGTTGAAAAAAACGACCCAAAATTTACTACGTTGGGTTCGGGATAGCGGGGCATCAGTTTAAGCGCCTGTATCTCCGACTCCAGCACCGGCACGGTGTCTTCTACCGTAGCCGCCAATGCCGGGGTCAACTCAAGGTCAGCCGTCGTAATCTGCGTCGTGCCTGCGCCTGTCAGCGTGAACTGGTTGTTTAGAAACCTAAACCATTCGCGCGAAATGAGGCCCGTCCGCTCGTCAATGAACGGTACGCGAGGCGCCGGAATGTTAGTGATATTAGGCACTGGTTCCGGCTATCCTGAGTTCAGCGCCCATGATTGCCGTCACCATAGGGTCGGCGGCAGATACTTCGTACACGCGATCGCGCGACTTGAGGGTTGCGCCAAGCCGACGCCAGATAACACGGGTCTGCGTTGCGCCAATCGGCCCAAGCGACTCCCACCGCTCGTAGCTCCAAGTGTGCCCGCCATCGTCCGACCAGCGCAGCATGACCTGCGGATTAACGACGCTGTTCTCCGGCTCGCCCTCGACAACGATGTTGCCAAGGTCTTGCTGCAAGATGTACCCAGGCGCTTGTTGCTCAAGGAAGCCGGGGTCGTCGTATAGCCCGCCCACGCCCGTCTGGCAGTCAAGCTGCAACTGGTGGTGGATGGTACGGGTTAGGTTGTTCTGGCCGGTCGGCAGCGCGCGCCATGTCCGCAGCCATTTCTGCAACTGCGTGTCATCGCGGAAATACCGCAGGTCAAACTCGTAGAGACGGCCATCTTGGAAATCTCCCAAAATCGGCTTGCCCTTAAAACGGGCATGACAGTTTGATCGATGGCGACGGAATTGACCTTTCTCAAACGCCGCGCGTTCATGCCAAGCACCGGTCGCGGCGTCATACACCCAAGTGGTGTTAGCCGTCGGGAAAATCAGCACGTAGAACGCGTGGCCGTCTTGCTGATACGTATACGCGATGGCGTCAGACAAATCAGTGTAGTTTTGGATGGCGAACTCGACCGCATGGGTCGAAACGCGCACGCCTTGATAGCCTTGTGCGCGGTATACGACGCCCTGTCCACGGGCGTCTGACCCCAACCAAAACACACTGTTATCCAGTTTTGCAACCGAATACGGCGCAAGGCACCCGATTTCGTTGTATGCGCCTTGGATGCGCGTCAACGGGAAGTCGGGGTCGCCCGAGTTGTACCAGACCTCAACGGAGTTGGTGCCAAACAGCCACGCTTCGCGGTGGTCTATGATGATGGATACCAAGCCGTCCGGCGAACCTTCGGCTGACGCGAAGTCAAGCGGATCAACCGACAGGCCATCAAGCAGCGCCGTCACCCATATACGCTGGCTGTTCGGCTCGTTAAATACGAAATACCCGTCCAAGTAGCCGACCGTGACTGCGCCGGGGAAGTCAGGGTCGGTAATCTCTTGGAACACGTTGGTGTTGTTGTTGTAGATGTATCCGTTCGGGTTACAGGCTACAAATATCTGGACGCCGTTGTCCGCCATAGACACGGCGTCGTTACCCGCGATGTCGCCCAGCTTAGTAACGTTAAGGTTCTCGTCAACCTTGTAAAACTCTTGACCCGATGCGACAAACAGCGAGCCGCTAAGCGGGTACAGCCCACGAATAGGGCCGCTGCCAACTTGCATAAACCGCCGCATACCAGGGCAACGCTGAAGATACGCAGGCTCCTTGCCGGCCTCGGGAATGACCTCGGGGTAGAGGTTCACCATCCGAGCATCGGCGGCGTTTACGCTGCGCGCAACGTAAGACGAGCCCAGGATCGGCGTCTTCATTAAAAGTTACCGGCGTAGATGTTGTACCGATTGCGACGGGCGATGATGCTGTACGGCATCGCCATAACGTTGTTGGGGTTGTTGATGCGCTTAAGGTTACGCTTGCTGTACATCGCAACGCGGCGCACGTCCGGCGCCGGCTCAACGCCAAACTCCGGCGCCAGTTCCAGCGCCAAGTTATACCGGAACGCCCGCAGGTAGCCCGGCGGCATGAGGATTTCCGTACTAAGCGACGCGGGGTCCAACAGCCGCTGCACCGAAATAAAGTGGAACTCCAGCACCCGATTTGGCACCGGATAGACCGACATGGAGATGTTCGGAAACGTATTGTTGACGAACATCACCTGCGGATAGGTGCTCTGCACGGTCTTGACTGCAATGTTGTTGTACTGCAGCTGGTTGATAAACTTGATGCCGTACGACACGTTTGTAGACGGGTCGCGGAAAAAAGTCGAGTCATCAAGCAAAATTGGACGCTGCTGTGCCGGAACGGGGTTGCCGTCTTCCAAGGACAGATAGTCGTCGTCTTGCGTAATAATCGGCACTTCAGACTGTGTGCCGAGTACATAAACAAAGTCGCCCGTTGGACCAAGCGTCTGAATACGCTCGCCGGCAGGCCACATGTAAGTCTGGTCTTGGGTGCAGAACACGGCGAGGCGCTCAGTGTTCCAGCTATCCACCATCTGATCGAACGCCGAAAGTGCGTCCTGTGCCATCGAAGCCGACGGCGTTTCGCCCTCAGCCAAGATGCCCAGCAGACGCAGCGCCCCGTTGATTTGATCGCCCGCTGTCGCCATGGCCTACTCCTTCCGCTTTCGACGCGCCTTTAGCTCGTTAACGACCGGCATAGGTTCCGGCGACGCAGCAGGGTCTTCCTCCTGCGCCGCCGGTTCCAATGGGTCATATTCTTCCCACCCGTGCTCGTAGTCCATAGCCGCTTCCAAATCGGAAATGGCTATCTTTAGCCCATGCACGGGATGGCGAAGATATATGTTCATAGTTACGGCAGAAGCCCGTAAGCCTGAAACCGCGACTCCAACTGAGCAACGCGAGTCTGGAGGTTTGCAACCACAGCCAACACCGTGTTGCCTTCGTTCTTAGTAACAAAGCCAAACGGGGTCGTCTGAGTCAAATCCTGAATCGCAAAGTCGGCCGGAGACGGAGCCGTGGACGTAATCGTCGTAAGCTGGGCCGTAAGAGCCGCACCTTCGGAAACCGGCGTCGTGCCGAAGAATCCGACCGTACCGCCTGCCGACCCAATTACTGCGCCGTCCAGCTCGGGGTCCGAAAACGCAACGCCAACCGCCTTAGTATTAGGCATACAAAATACTCCTATGAGCAGTGCCCCCTACGGTATCACCCGTAGGGGGCGTTTGCCATTACGAAATGCGGTAGACAGTCCAGGCATTGTCGCCGGTCTTGCGGCAACGGAAGTGGCCCGACGTACCCGCCGAAACCGCGCCCGCGCCCACAAGCGTCCAGCCCGTGCCAACCGCCACCGTAATCGCATCCGAACCGGCCGCGTCGATGTTGATGACAAAGAAGTCGAACGCCGCGTCCACCTTCTCAGCGGACGAGTAGGCCGCCTCCCAAAGAGCAACGGTCGGAAGGACAAGGTTGCCCGCCGTGCCGTTGAAGGTGAAAAGACCGTTCGCCAGCTCAGCCGGCGTCGCAGTCGCACCCGCCGTGAGCGCCGTGGGGGCGCCCTGCGGGAAGATCAGCGGTTCGCCGACATTACCAGCACCAACCTGGTAGCCACTAGTACCGTTAGGAATTGCCATTTTTAGTTACTCCGTGAATAAGGTTAAGAATTAGCCCCAGATGCGGCAGGCCATCTGCGGACGGATCACCGAGTAGCCATACAGCACGTCGATACGGCAGGGCATACGGTCGTTGTTGATGTCGTACTGACGGACAACGCGCATGGAGATGCCGTTGTGGACCTGACGCGACGCCATGTCAACGCCCTGCGGGAGCAGGAGGTCGGCGGTGGCAAACGTGATTGCGTCCTTGTGGTACACCAGGTTCTGAGCGTACTGGCCGCTAGCGGCGCCCACGTAGGTCACGACATCGTTCGCGGCCGGCAGCTTGCTGACCGTGGCGAGGGCGTGCGTCGGGCCGTAGACCGCCGGCAGGAACTCCACGTCCACGAACTCGGTAGCAGCCGAGGTGACGGTGTTCTGCACAACGAACTGCTGCAGCGAACCGGTGGACTCGCGGGTCTGCGGGTTGACCGCAAACACGCCAGCGATGGTGAACACGTCGCCGGGGACGAGGGTGAGGCCGTCGGTCACGTTGTCGAGCGTCAGCTTGGTCGCACCGTTGACGAGCGTGGTCTTCACAATCGGGGTGTCCGAACGCGAGGCCGAGCCGTTGGTGTGCTGCTTGATCGACTGCGACATGTTGATTTCGTCGTAGCCGAGGACGCCTTCACCCATCATGCCGTTCTTGAACTGGCGGCTGATGGAGTCCACCGGGTTGAACAAGCCCTTCATGCCTTCGACGAGGCCAGCGTTGGCGGCCGGGTTGACGGTCGCGTAGCGCGGGGCCATGCCGGCGGCGGCTTCGTTCAGCTTCTGCTGGGCCTGCAAAAGAACCAGCGAGGTGCCGGGGGTGACGCCAGGCGTACCGACCGACTGATAGACCTTCTTGAAGCTGTTGGCCACATCGGCGTCGATGCTGGAAGCGAGCTGGCTGATACGCGGCTTAAGCACGCGCTCGGCAAAGTCGTCCAACTGGAGGGCCATTTCGGCGC